GATGAAGTTAACAACCTTTGTTGTCTTTGTTGAGCATCTAAAAGATAAGACTGTTGTTCTGTACTTAAATTAGCTAAATCTCTTTGTAAAAAATTTCTAGCATTTTCAATACTAGCTCTACTGGTTAAATCAGCTCCCTGCATATCCATAGCAGCTAATGAAGTAGCATCTCTAATAATAGCTTGTTGATTATTATTTAAATCTTGTAATGTAGCTGTTTGCATAAATCTACTATTAGCAAGTTCTATTTGTTGTGTAGCACTAAACTTAGCTAAATCCATATTAGCTACAGTAGCTGCATTTCTAATAGCTGCTTGTTGATCTACATTTAATTGAGCTAATCCCATTTGTTGAGCAAGACCAGCACTAATTTTATTTACTTCAAGATTCTTATTTAAATTAGCTAGCTCAGTTTGTTGCGCTGCTGTTAAGTTCTGAGACTCTGCTTGATTCTTAGCAGTAAGAAAAGCTAATCGCATCTGTTGCTCACTAGATAAATTAGCAAGCTCCATCTGTTGAACAAATTCAGAGTTCTTTTGTAAGAAATTAGCAGCTACTTGCATCTCAGCTAATCTTTCTTGATTTACTGCAGACTGATTAGCTCCTAATCTTTGAGCTTCAACTTGTAAGTTAGCAAGTTCTATTTGTTGATCATTACCTAAATTAGCCATCGCTGCTTGCTGTTCATTCTGCAAGCTTTGTAATCTTACTTGTTGCTGTTGTTGAGCTTCAGTTAATACTGTCTGTTGGGTCATCTGCCCTTGAGTTAAATTAATCTGTTGTGCTAACTGAGCTGATTGAGATTCAGATGTTTGCCTATTAGCTACATTAGTTAAACGTAACTGCATCTCTTGATTAGATTGTTGTAGATTAGCTTGTTGCTCATTAGATAAATTCTGATTAGCTCTTTGCTGTAAAGCAGTAGCATTGCTTTGAGCTATAGGTAAAGCTGTTTGAATAATTGCATTAAACAACGCATCTCTACCAACTGTAGAAACACTTAAACCTCTAGCATTTAATCTAGACTCTACTAATTGAACTGCAGGTCTAGCCCACGCAGGAGTAGTTCCTTCATCTATACCAGCTAATAAATTCTCTAATTGTACTGATACCAATGCTTCTTGCGGTAAAGCTGCTATAGCTGCTTGAACTTCTACAGGCTGATTATCTACTTGAGCTGTCACTTGTGCAGGATTATCTAAAATAACTTCTGTTATTTCAGAAGGTAATCCTCCTACTTCCGCTAACATAGAAGCTGCTGATCCTTTAGCTGCCTCTCCTTTTATCTCTCTTCTTTCTGCAGCTTCATATCCTACAGAGCCTTGAATAATAGCTTCTGTACCTTGAGCAGCTTCTTCATCTGTTATAGCTTGTCTTTGTTGTTTTTCAGCATTAGGAGTAGCTGATAAAGTAACTGTTTCACCTGTAACAGGATCTATTTGAGATCTTAAATCTTCAGTAAAAGTAGGTGTTTGCCCTAATGCTGCTTGTTCTGCTGCAGCATCTCTTTGGGCTGCTTGAGTTTGTTGTAACTCAGAAGAGGTAGATTCAGCTAATCTATCAAAATCAGCTTTAGCAATTCTAGAAGTATCAAAGGTTAATGTATTACCTTGTTCTATACCTACTTTAGCGTGGTAATCAAATACATTTTTATATGTGCCATTCTGTATAGCTTGTCTAGCTTCAGGATACTTATCAAAGTAATTAGCTTCAGCCTGATTGTATGCTTCCATAGACTGAGCTGATATTTGATCTTGGGCAGCAGCTCCTCTAAAAGTACCTGATGTAGTAGAGATATCACCAGCAGTTACAGTTCTTTGACCTATATCTTGAATCTCTGATAATTGTCTACCGCCTAATACTGTTCCCTCTAAAGAGGTCTGTTGTGTTTGAAAAGCCTCTGGCCCTTCTACTCTAAAGTCTTTTCTTCTTTCTTCATTATAAATTCTATCTAATACAGCCTCTGCAGGATCAGCTCCTGGTTGCCTACCTCCTGCTAGTGCTGATCCTTTATAAAAATCAAACCTTTGTTGAGGACTCATTGAATCCCATTTTTGTTCAGCCATAATCCAATTAGTTATTGCTGTTTGCTGATCTTGAAACTCTTTACTATTTGGTGCTGCTCCACTTACGCTGAGAAGATCAGGTTTTGGTCCTGCAAAATCTGCATAAGTTCCACTATAAATTGGAGGAATAGTAACTTCTTCATCAGGAGCTTCATCGCTAGGCGGCCTATCTGTAGGAGGCGTATCTGTAGGAGGAGTTGTTTCTTCCTCTACTGCTCCTTTTAAACCAAAGACACGATTAAAATAGTCATAAGCTATTACAGCTCTTTTATTTAAATCAGGATTATTAGAGGCTATATTCCTTAAATCTTGTTGTTGTGCAGCACTTAAAGATCCAAAAGGTATTTGAACAATTCTATTTCCTGAACCATCATTAACTCTAACATTAAGAACTTGACCATTAGGATCTATATTAAGGCCACTATAATCAAAAGGACTACTATCTAAATTAACTTGATCTTGAGGCACTCTACCTGTAACAGGAGGTGCAGTAGTTTGTTGAGCAGCCGTAGTAGCAGGTGGAGCAGTAGGGGGAGCAGTAGGCTGTGAGTCTTGAACAGGTGGCGGTTGAGTTTCTTGATCAGGAGTTTCTAACTCTGCAGGAGCATCACCAACAATATCATCTTCAGCAAGATCAGTACCAGTTGCTGCAGCTTGATCTGTAACAGGAACTTGATTATTTATAGGCTGACTACCAGTTACTTCTGTTCCTGTACTTGAAGTTTGATTAGCTCCTTGATCAGTAGAGCCTCCTGCATCTGCCCCTGCAGCTTGTTCTCTATTAATGGCTGCCCTATTAGCAGCAGCTCTAGCTCTTTTCTCTATCTCTGCCATATCAAGATTAGGAATAAAACCACCAAACTGTGCTTTTACTCGTCCACCACCAGTATAGTCCTGCCTTTCTTTTAAAACACGACTACGCCCTTTGGCTGCTTTTCGCCTCTTTAATGCCTTGAGAGCTTTTTTACTTTTAGCCATAACGTTTAACCTATTAGTTAAATATTAATGCAACCCACGCTGCAATAACTGTAGTTGTAACTGTACCTATTACCATCCAAGCTAATTTTTCCCATCTTTGTGCATGACTACGAGTAGCTAGTTTTAACTCACGCAGTTCTATCATTGCCTCAGTCCAACGCTCTCCACATTCTTTTTCATGTGTTGCTATTCTTTCTAAAGCTTCTAAGGCTAGTTCCAAGGCTTTATCTCTACTTTTTTCCATTATTTCCATTCTTAGATGTATAGGCTTGGCTACCAAACCATACACTTACAACACCTGCTACTGATATATAATAGATGCTACTCATTGAACCTAATATATCAGCTCCTTTTTCTAACTCTAAATAACTACTTACTAATACCAATGATGGGTATAAAAGCATTCCCCAGAGAGCAAACCAACACATATTGCGTTGTGCATCAGCTTTTTCATTCTGTATCTCTAGTTGTTGAAGTCTTTCACTTGTAGCTATTTCTTCATCACTAACTACACCATCACCATCAGTATCATACTGAGCATAACTAGAGCCTGGTTCTAATTGTTTAGGATTCATTTTATAACCTTAGTTAGAGCGTTCCATCCACTCCATTGGGCTGATTCGTATTACCCCACGTTTGAACTCTGCTACTCTGTCATCTGTAAAAATATTTTCTGCAACACAAGCAGTCATAACATCATCAAACCTTGAACTTTGTACATTTATTTTTGCATCTCTATTGTTCATCAACAAAGCAGTATCAGCTATGATTTGCGTAGAGCTTCTAAAAAATGCACACATTTCTGTTTCAGTTAAAAGATTAAGCCAAACAGAACTTTTGAAAACTAACTCGCCTAACATACCTACTGCTACAAATTTATAAAATTCCATGATATACCGCCATTTCGTCTACCCAAGCATGAAGTTCACTTTCATTAAAACTATTAGGTGCGTATACACCAGTTCCGTAGTACGTACCAACAGTATAAGTGTCTTTAGATCTTTCAAATATTAAGGAATATCCACTCGTCCAAGGGATATTATTGCTTATAGGGTTGCCCATATTTATATTATTCATTGCTTTGCCATTTGTTAAATTTGCTATACCTCCATAGGTTGCTGTCCCTCCTGGGTTAGTGTGTCCTCCTGTCCACCACATTCCATGTACACCTGCAACTATATTATTACCAGTTGGCCCAATGTGAGGGTAACTTAATGGAACGCTAGGATTTCCAAAAGTATTTGGCATCATATCTCCGTAACTTAAACTGCCGTCACTTGCATTAATTGTTATATCTACGCCTCTGTATGGCACACCAGCAGCAGCATTACCTCCTGTCGTATTAGTCCATAAAAGGCCAAAGTTGCCTGACCCATCTCCTCCTAAACGTCTTAAAGCTCCTTTATAACTGTTGTTATAATGCATACCATCCATAGATGCATTACCAACTTGAGCATTCCCAATAGCTGTAACTGTCCCAGCTTCATTTACTTTGGAAAAATAGAGTGTGTCAGGGCTAGTGTCTGTGTCGCAAAATAACATATACCAAACATTATCAGCCGTATCCATGTAGCCGCCAACGTATTGATTTGCGTTAGCACTCCCTGCCCCTTCCGCAACTGTCATGCCTCCGTTCCAAACCCCATCTGTTGACTCAGTCCCATCTATATTAAACAAGGTTGCATCAAAAGAAGTGTTAGCACTCACAGTTGTTCTAATTGATCTACCAGCCGTTCCTCCAGGGAAACCTTTTCTATACATATTAAGGTATGCTCCAACACCTTGATCGCACCCATAATAAGGCCATCCACTTGTATCTTGGTTAGGAAACCTTGGTAGTGAGCTTGGATACTTTTCTGCGTTTCTTCTAATTATTCCTACCATTATTCATCGTGCCCCATCATTACCATATTTACACTAGCAACTGTACTTCTGCCAATAATAAAGTCACTAGCCCCTGCTACTACTGGTGAAAAACTTATGCTTTCATCTGGAGCTATTTGAGTATTTTCTAAAAGCTTCTGAGCATTAGCAAATGTAGCAGAACTATCTCCTACTCCAAGTTGAACGAATGCTGTCGATGAACTTCTATTAAGTATATGAACAGTATAAGTGCCTCCAGAGGAGCCAGCCTGTCCTATATTTGTTGTTGTATTTGCGCTGAGATCAGCACCTGATATTTTGACTGCCATTATAATTGCCCCATAAAGAATGCTTTAGATGTTGACATACCTGTACTATCTGCAAAGCTAAGATTACCGCTTCCATCAGTTTGCATAAATTGACCAGCATCTCCATCAGAAGATGGTAATGTTAGTGTAATATCTGCTGTAGATGCAGGGCCAATAAGAGTTACTTTATTAGTACCATTATCTGAATCTTCAAAAAACTCTATCTTACCTGCACTTGTTGAGCCATTTTTTAACTGTAAAGCTCCTGCATTTAAAGTCATTCCATTTGCATCAACTGTAACTTTATTTACATTATCAGCATATAAATGAATTTCATTAGCAGTTTCAAAATCAACTTTAGTTTGATCATCTTCACCAATCTTGATGTCAGTAGCTAATAATGAAGTAATTCCTGTTTGAGCTGCAGCTAATACAAAATCTAAAGTATTATCAGAATCATCATAAGTAACTGCAATACCAGTTTCTGTATTAGAGCCTACCATTGCTCCAACTGTATCTGATATTGTTTCAGCTAAAGTTGTACCATTAACTGTAATCGCATCTGCTTCTAGTGTGCCATCTATATCTACATCTCCACTAATATCAAGTGTGGCTGCAGTTAACTCACCAGTGATAGTAAAGTTTCGTAATCCTGTATAATCTTTATTAGAATCAAGAATTACTGCTTTAGATGCTATTGCTGTTCCTACTGCTGTTGAACCAAGATCAAGAGCATTAAGTTCTCCTACAACTGCTGTAATACCATCTAATACATTTATTTCTGTAGCTGTTGCAGTAACAGCAACATCTTCATTAATTTTAGGACTTGTAAAAGTTTTATTAGTTAAAGTATCAGTAGTGGTCTTTCCTACTAAAGTGTCTGTCGTAGCAGGAAGAGTAATAGTAACATTGCCACTAAAAGCACTATGAGCAGGAGCTTGAAGTTGAGCATAGTGAGCATTAGATGCTTCACAATAAAATCTTACATAAGATTGCGCTCCACCATTTTTTATAGATACAGCTCCTTGAGAAATATCTACACCGTCTGAGCCATCTATTCTAACTACACCAGTTCCATTAGGTGTTAATGCAATATTTCCATTAGATGTAGAAACTAATCCATTACCATTAACATCAAGATCTCCACCTAACTGAGGTGTACTATCTTCTGCTACATTAGAAATACCTGTAGAAGTAGCTAATCCTGATACCAGTGTACTTCTTGATATTTTTTTTAAACCGCCTCCAGAAGTATCTATTGCTAAAAGCACATCATCGTTAGCTACTGAAGATATTTCAGATAAAGACCCAATTGCTGTAGGATTAAAATTAGTACCATCTGCAATAAGAAGCATTCCAGATGTATTAGTTCCCATTACTAAATCATCACCACTAATAGTTAAATCACCAGTAACAGTTAAATTAGCACCGACTACTGCATTTTGAGACGCATCTAATGTAAAAGCAGTTGTGCCTCCTGTAGCCATAGTAATAACATCAGAGCCACTAAATGTAATAGAGGTATTAGTATCTCCATCTCCTGCAATACTATCTAATTGAATAGAACCTACATTAGTAATGTTATTATCATTAAAAGAAGTAGCCCCTAACGATATAGTTCCTGTTGCTGTTAGGTTAGAAGAGCCTATATCTATTGCACCAAAACCAGATGTAATAGATCCTGCATTTAAAGCACCTACAGTAGTTAAGTTTGTACCTGTATCTAAAGCAGCCTCAAAGTAAGTCTCAAAGTCAGTTAATGCTACTTGTTTCATTGTGCCGTTATCATTAACGACTACACGATCAGCATCTGCAAGAGTAGTAGAAGTAGCAGAAGTATCGCCATCCATTACATTTAATTCAGTAGCAGTAGACGTTACTCCATCAAGTATATTAAGTTCAGAAGCAGTAGAAGTAACACCATCTAAAATATTAATTTCTGCTGCAGTAGATGTAATAGTAGTACCATTAAGACTAATAGTATCTAGGTAAGCTATACCATCAAGATATAAATCTTTAAATTCTAATGAGCTTGTACCTAGATCAATATCATTATCTGTAACAGGTACGATTGCTCCATCTTGTATTCTTATTTGTTCTACTGCACTACTGGATACCTCTACATAAATACCCCATCTATTATTAGTGCTATCAACTTCAATTTTATTTAGAAAATCAAGATCACCAATTTTAGATATACTGCCACCTTGTGCGGCTGATCCATCATGTCTATGTCCTGTTTCAGCAGCATCACTAGATGAATAAGCAAAAGCATTTAATAATTGATTGTATTCATTATTAAATAATGCTGCTGTAATCGTATCTCCATCAGAGATCGTACTTTGTCTTGTGTATGAGTAAGCCATTTATTATTTCCTACCTGCTGGCATATAATCTATGTAAAAGCCATTAATTGAGTAAGGTGATCGTTGGTCATCACTTTTGAGTCTAAATGCTACTGTATTTCCTGTCCCCTCAACTGCTTGTCTAACTAAAGGATTTTCTGCTGCTCCAAATTCAGACTCTCCAAATACAGCACTACCAAATGTAGCAGGTAAAGGAATCTGACTTAATGTATAAGAAGGAGGTTGAGGAGTTGTAGCACTTTCAAAATCATATTTAACCTGTAGCTCTGGTTGTACAGTACCTTCAGGAGTAACAGACACTTTTACATATTTAATAGTCTTTCTTGTGCCTATATCTCCAAAATCTAAATCAGGCGTATAATATTGAGCTTCTACATTAGAAGCACTACCTGCAGGATTAAATATATTACCTGTATCATGGTTATATACATATCCTGCATTATCTCCATGATATAGTTGCTCGACACCATCTTTATCTAAACCAGAAGCAAAACCAGTAGCTTGAATGCCTTTAGTTTCTGACCATTCAAATCCATTAGGAGTAAGAGTTCCTATAACACCTTTAGAAACTGCAGAGCTTTGAGATGTATTTGTATAAAATAATCTGTATTGAGATTTACTTCTAAGTACCCCACTTGTAATAACAAAGTTATTAATACCATCTGCAATAACAGTAGTAATTTTTTGTATCTGTCTACTAACAGAACTTAACTCTACGTCGCCAATTCTTGCTGTACCTGCAACTGTACGAATACCATCAGGGCTAAGAAATAAAAGGTCGCCACCTATTTCTTGAATACTTTGTCCATCTAAACAACCAACATTTTTTGTAATCGGTACAACTGCAATATTAGTGCTATCACTAATGTTAATTAATTTAAATATACTGTTTTTACAAAATATAATTAAATCACTACGAAAGCTGGCTAGTCCTACAATAGAGTCTGTTAGTTGTATACTTCCTGCACCTGATCCACTAAAAGAATCAGGATCAAGGCTAGAACTAAAATATATTTTATTCTTAGCTGTAGGCGCACCACCTACAACAAAATGATTCTCATGAATTACACCTACAGTAGGAGCTGTAGTGCCATCTACTGTAATTTCACCTGCAAAAAAAGTTCTATCTGATAACCCTCCAGTGCCTGTCATTTTAAAAAAGAAAGGTTTATTAGCTCCATCGCAGATTAATACTTCACCATAATCAGATGTACCTTCAAACAAAGCAAAACTACATTGCCCTTGGCTTGTTCTAGCATCATTAGATCGTCCACTAAAAGTGCTAAAATTATCGCCACTTCCTGAAACACTGGCTTTATTTATTTGTAAATAGCTAGTTCCATCTTGACTAAAAAATATACCTGTTCCTGAACAGACGATTACTCCATCTGCATATACAAACATACCTAGTATTCTATTACTTGAATTAGGTCTAACTGAAGATCCTCCACCAAATAGTGTAAAACCATTGATGCGCCTATAGCCTCCATCAGGATCTACTTCAAAGTTAAGTAACTCTGTTGCAACTCCAGGTTGTCGCATAACTTCAAGTTGATTTAAATTTACATTTAAACCACCTCGACAAGCTAGAGCAAAAGGCTGAGACATTAGAGAAACCTTATTCTGTCATCTTTAAAGTATCCTGGTGCTTGCTCTGTAAGATTTAACTTCATTAAACGTAGACCTCGTTTATAATCTTCTAATGCAAAAGCAGCAGCTTGAGGATTTTCTTTAAATTGATGGACATAGTATCTAGCTCTAGCTAGTAATACAGGCTTATAAGTATTAGGAAATACTAATTGATCGCTATGTGCAGAAAGTTCTGTAGGTAAGTTGTAAGCATAAAAAAAGATTCTATACACTTTATCTGGTATAGGACTTAATCCAAACTTTCTATTATCAGGACTTTTAATTACCCTATCAGGAACACCAAAATTTTGAGTGTCTGCATCATCTTTATTTTGAGCAACTCTAAAGTAATCTTTCCATTCTTCAGTAGTAGTAAATCTTAAATTTTTTACAGTAAAAGGAGCTGATTCTCCTGATACACCTACTGTAGTTAAAAGAAAATTATCCCAATCTATAGAACCATAATCTGTATTAATACTAGAACTATCACTTTTAAGTAAATACCATCTAGTACCAGCTACTGTTTCTATAAAAGCATTACCATACATAGGATCAGTAGACCCACTTAATCCTGTTGCAAGAAAAGGCCATTGTGGTTCTTCATTAACAATATCAAGATAAGCTCTATTAACGCTATCTTTTATATGTGCTTGCACCCCAATAGCACTAGAAAAAGTAGAACTGCTTAAAGTTACTTCATTAAGCTCTCTTAATAGATCATTGCAAAGATTAAGATAAGTTTCTGACATTACTTACCTACTTTTTTCTGAGCTTTTTTATGAGCTGCAGTAAAAGTAGAACCTCCTCTCATCTCTTTACGCATCATTGCCATGTGCTTTGCAGAATGATGTTTAGA